CGGCACCCCGCGGCGCATGCCCAGCGCGTGGACCGGCACGCCCAGCGCGGCGATGGCCGCGCCGAGCGCGCCGCGGTCGGTGAGGGAGACGACCACGCTGGCGAAGCGCTGGCGGTCCAGGCGGGTGAGGAGCCGGTAGAGCATCGTCTCCGCGCCGCCGCGCGCCAGGCCGGTGATCAGGTGCACGACCTTCAGCGGCGCGTCAGGGCTCGACACGGCCCCCCTCCGGAGCGGGCAGGCGGGCGGGCGCCGCTGGGTTGGAGCCCAGCGGCGCGGGCGGCGCCGCGCGGGCGCGCCGCTCCTCCCAGGCCGTGAGGCCCGCCACCACCCCCACGGCCACCAGCGTCATCAGGAACCCGTAGCGCAGCCGGTGCAGCGCGCCGACGTTGGTGATCAGCAGCGCGTAGGCGAGCATCATGCCGCTGCAGAACAGGACGATGGCGTGCAGCTCCACCCGCGCCCGCCAGCGCCAGCAGGCATACAGCAGCCCGCCCAGCGCCAGGTAGACCCCCACCATCTCCGCGCCGGCCAGGCGGCGCATGAGCGCGCTAGCCTCTAGGTGGCCCGGCGCGAACCAGTCGGGCGGGAAGGGGGCCAGGAAGGCGATGACCGCCGCGCGGGGCAGGTAGGCCAGCACGTCCCCCAGGCTGCGGAGCGTGATATCAAGGTCGATGTTGCTGGCAGCATCAGGGTAGCTAGTGCGGTAGCCATCGCGCACCACGCCGAGCGCGTACACCTTCGCGTCGACCAGCGCGAGCGCGCGCTCGGCCAGCACCCCGGTAGTCACGGCCGCCGCCTCGCCCAGCGCGCTCGCCGCGGCCAGCGCCTCCCGCGCGCCGGCCAGCAGCGGCACGGGGCCAGCTACTTCCGGGGCGGCCTCGGCCGGGCCGGCCCCCGGCGCCGGCGCGGCGCCTCCGCCGCCGGGCAGCGGCAGGGCGCGCAGCAGCGCGGGCAGCTCCTGTGGAGCGCTGCGGGGCGGCGGGGCGGTTTCGCCCAGCGCGGCGGCGCGGGCCTCCACCACTGTGGGCCCCTCCCGCGTGAGCGGGGTCAGCAGCGCCAGGGCGGCCCAGGCGACGGCCGCCGCGGCCAGCGCGCGCCCCCAGGGCCAGGCCGCCCGCCGCGCCCGCCCCAGGAACACGCCCGTGGCCAGCAGCGCCAGCCCGCCCCCCACCAGCTGCAGCAGCTGCACGGCGGGGGGCCGGGCCAGCCAGGTCAGCGCCGCGCCGCTGAAGAGCCACAGCAGGGCCAGCGCCACGCCGCGCAAGCAGGCGCATCGGGGTTGCGCCACGCGCGCAGCAGATGCGCTAGCGTTGCGCCGCGCCCCCGCGTCCCACGTCGCGGGCTGCAGCAGCCGCACCCAGCCGTAGAGGAACAGCAGGTAGCCCAGCACGGCGTAGCCGTCCTTGAGGAGCTGCGCGTACCAGGCCATCGCCGAGGGGTACAGGACGAACGGCAGCACGCCCCACAGGGCCAGGCGCGAGCGGGGCACCAGCACCTGCACCAGCCGGAACAGCACCACCGCCGCCGTGGCGTGGAGCGCCGCGTTGAGGGGGATGAGCGTCCACGGCTCGGGCACGGTGAGCGCGTAGACGATGGCGGCGAGGCCGGCTACGGAGTGCCCTTCGGGGCGGAGCTGCCAGGCCGCCCAGCCCTGGGCGCGGAGGGCCGCGGCCAGCTCGGCCGCGAGGTCGTGGTACGCGAGCCAGTCGCCGCCCACCAGCAGGCCGTGGCCGGCGTGCCAGCGGGGGAACAGGTGGGGCAGGAGCAGCAGCTGCACCGCCAGGGCGGCGAGCGCCGCATAGGCGAAGACGGCGAGCCACAGCGCCAGCGCCGGCCGCGCGGCCGCGCCGGCCAGCGCCGCGCGGACCAGCGGCACGGCGGGCAGACGCCTCATCGATGTTCCCCCTCCCAGCAGGATTGCGGCCGGGGCCGCGGCTCAGCGGGCGAGCGGCTCCGCCAGGGCCTGGGCGGTGGCCGCCACCAGCCGCGCCACGCTGTACTCCTGCGCGACCCGCGCCCGGGCCCGGGCGCCCAGCGGCGCCCCCGCCGCGCCTATCCTTCTTAGCATGTCCCGCAGCCCGGCCGCCAGGGCGGCATTGCTCCCGCTATCCCCGCACTCGCGCCAAGCAGTAGATGAATGGTGAAGTAAAGGAGTGTGCAGGAAGCGGACCGATCGACTCCTCGATCAACCACACTGCTGCAGATAAGGCGTGAAGGAGAATCATCGCTGCATTTTTAACGACATATTCCCCAGAACCAGGCGCTATTCCACTCAAGTTTCTCACCACTCCAAAATTAGTAAACATGAAATAATCGCACGATAAAACATCCAACCCCGCCTGTTCGTGCGCCTGCCGTAGTGCCGCGGCATCCAACACGGTGTGCTTCTCGAAAAGCGGCCGATTGAGACAGCGCAGCAGCAGGCCAGTTAGGCCAGTCATGTTTGGAATAATTGTGATCATGAGACCATCGGTTTTGAGGAAGCGTGCCAGAGCAGCAAGGCAGGTGCTTGTATGCACGAAATGCTCCACAACTCCCATGGAGAAAACCACATCAAAAACCCCAAACATCGCGGCCGGAGGGTGGAATAGGTCCGCGCAGACCACTCTCCCGCGCACACCATGCTTTGCCAGCACCCACATAGCCTGGCGGCAACCGATCTCGGAGTAGTCGAGTCCATAGACATCGAAGCCGAACTCCACCGCGAAGTACGGCAGCCAGGCCGATCGCGCGCAGCCTACTTCCAGCAGCTTGCGGCCATGCGGGTTTAGATCGGCAAAAGCCGCGCGAAACAGCGCGTGGAAGCGGCGATAGACATGGTTGCGCCAACCGTGTAACCGTAAGTGAACAGCTTTAGGCGGCGGCGTGTTAGCCCACAGTTCGTCCCAGTAGCGCTGGCCGGCTTTATCCTCAGACACGAGGCTCCTCTCATGAGAGCTGGCGTTGTAGGTACCGGACGACACCATCTACCCCCATCGCGTTATAGTGGTGCGCTCTATTCTCCCACCGCGCTTCCCCAGGCAGACGTGCCTGCCCCCCGGCGCCCGGCGGAGCAGCGCCGCGAGCGGGCCGCCGGAATAGTAGGTCACGACGGCGACCGCGAACTGCCGCTGGGCCAGGCCCTGAGCCAGGGTGACCAGCTGGCGCTCTGCCCCGCCCGCCTCGAGGCGGCGGAGGAGGAAGCAGAGCCGCACGCGCGCCGGCTGCTGCATCGTGGGTGGGCCTCAGGGCACCGGCCCGGCGGGCGGCTTCTGGAAGACGAACTCGTTGTTGCCCGAGCCCCCGCCGCAGAGCTTCTGCCGCACCGGTCGGTACCCTCGCTGCTGGTAGAAAGCGAGCACCGCCTCGGGCCTGGCCACCTCGAACGGATACCCCCCGATCCAGTCCCAGAAGTCGTGCCAGCGGCTCATCCCGCGGTTCGTCTGGTAGCGCCTCTCCGACACTCGGAGCAGCGCGTACCCCTCGATCAACGCGAAGAGCGGCAGCGCGTACAGCGGGCGCAGCACCGCCGGCAGGACATTGTAGCCCCACTTGATCCGGCGCCACAGCGCGCTGCGCCAGCCCTGGTCATTGTAGATGGCGATGTAGAGCCAGCCGCCCGGCGCCACGGGGCGCTGGGCATGGTCTAGCGCGCGCCACAGATCCCCCGTGTGGTGGAGCACGCCCCAGGCATAGACGATGTCGAAGGTGCCCAGGGAAGCAATATAGGCCGCGTCGAGCACATCGCCGCGCTCGACGGTCCAGGCGGGGTCGTCGGGGAAGAAGCGCTGGCGGAGGGCGGCGGTGCAGGCTACCGCCTCGGGGTCGTAGTCGAAGGAGTGAACACGGGCGCCGAGGCGGTGGGCGGCGAGGCTGAACAGGCCGCTGCCGGAGCCGATGTCGAGGAAGCGCCGGCCGGCGAGAGTGGGCAGCGCGAGCATCGTGCGCAGCGACTGCTCGGCGATGGCGATCCGCTCGGGGGTAAGAGTGGTGAGGAAGCGGCGCCAGTTGGCCCCGAAGGCGAAGCGCGGGGCAGCAGGCGAAAGCGGCCTAGCGGTCATACCCCCTCCGGTTGGTCCCATCAAGCCCGTTTCTGGGCAGCGAAGTAGATGCTGGGCACCGCGATAGCACAGCCGTACTTGGCGAGTACGAGACGGGCAAGGCTCTTGATCTTGCCGGTGAGAGGGCGTTCCCAGAAGCGTACGAAAGCCATCCGCCGCAGCTCCACGACGGTTAGGGAGGCCGATAGCTCACGGCGAAGCGAGTCCAAATCAAAAGCACTTTGATGGCCCCATCGATGGAACGCATTGCCGCAATGTGGACAGAAAACGTAGTTATCGATCAAATTTTCGCGGTACGGCACCGTACCAAGAAACCAGCCGTTGGTTTTTAAGACACGGTGCACCTCTGCAATGCCATGTCGACGTTCAATGTCTGTCAGATGCTCCAGCACTTCTGATGCAACCACGAAATTAAAAGTCGCATCAGTAAATGGAAGTCTGGCGATAGAACCGGCCACGCCAGCGATACCAGTTTTAGAGATACGTCTTATAGCCGCGTAGTCCAGATCTAGTGAATAAGAGCGCCAACCGGCATCTCACACTAGGCGTTCCAGATAGCCGTTGCCCACACCGATATTTAAGACGCTTATATCTCGTTGATTGCACCGGCGAGACTTAGCTTTGATACGTGATACAAGATACTTAAGACGCGGCTGTGCATCAGAGAACACTTCTGACCTGTAGTTTTGATAATAATGCCACATCGCTACCGGATCGGGATAGGGCAACTTTTCCGTCGAACCAGATTGCGTCGTCATTGCGATGCCTCATAGTATACACATCTTTTAACAATCCAGAGCAATGCACCCAGGAGATAGAGCAGCGCCAGACTATACATCACCGCTGTGGCCAGGGCGATCCCCGCCACGCCAATCCACTGCAGGAACACGTAGTCGCAGACCACATTGACCACAAGGTTTAGCGCCGCGCCCCCCAGCAGCAGGTGGTTCGCCCGCAGCGCGGAGATCAGGCGCACCAGCAGGATCCCGAGCGTGTAGAACGGCACCTGCAGGAAGGACAGCGCCTGCACCTGGCTCACCAACCTCACATCCTCGGCGGTGAAAGCGCCGCGCTGGAACAGCAGCACCACGATGGGCTCCGACAGCCAGATCCCCAGCAGGGTAACCGGCACGGTCGCCAGCAGCACGAGCGCCCCGTAGGTCTTCAGCACATGCCGCACGCTTCCCCACTCCCGCCGGGCGACGAGCTGCGCGTAGTAGGGCAGCGTGGCCACACCAAGAACCATGGCGAGGCCCAGCAGGAACGTCACCACGCGCGTGCCATAGGCGAGCGCGGCTACGCTGCCCGGCCCGCGCGTGGCCGCCATGGCCTGGTCCACTACCAGGGTTGCTGCCATCAGCACCTGGCCCGCAGCCACAGGCGCATACTGCTGCAGCGTCTGGCGCAGGGTGGCGTCTAGGCCGTGCCAGCGCGGGAGCACCGCCAGCCCGCAGCGCCGCAGCGCGGGCGCCAGCACCGCCAGCTCCACGACGGCGCCCGCCAGCGTGCCCAGGGCCAGCGCGTGGATGCCCCAGACCGGCCCCAGCAGCAGAAGGCCCATGATCGCCCCCGCCGGCGTGGTAACGGGGCTCAGAGCGGGCAGGGCGAAGCGCTCGCTCCCGTTCAGGATCGCCGCCCAGCAGCGGGCCAGCCCGCTGACGACCAGCACGGGCAGCAGGAGCAGGAACAGCGTGTGCGTCAGCGCCAGCTTGTCGGCGCTGAAGCTGGCGCCCAGCCGCGGCAGGAGCCAGGGAGCGGCCAGCGCCAGCAGCACCGCCGCGGCCGCCAGCAGGCCCACGGTGGCCGCGCTGACGCTCGCCACCAGGCGCCGTGCCGCTGCCAGCCCCTGGGTGTCGCGCACCTGGACGTAGGTGGGGATGAGCGCTGATGCCAGTGAGCCAGCCAGCACGTTGATGGCGAACATGGGGAGCGCGAAGGCGATCAGGAACGCGTCCAGCTCGTCGCCGACACCGAACCGCCCGGCGACGAGCACGTCCTGGGCGGTGGTGACCAGCTTCGCCACCAGGCCACCGCTGCCCACGGTGAGCGCGGCGGCGAAGATCCGGCGGTTGACGGACTGCGCGCGCCAGGCCTGCCAGCGCGCGACGTGGGGGCGTAAGGCGGCGATCATCGGGCGGCCGCTCTCCCAAGTGCGGTAGTGGAGCGCGGCAGCGCATGCTGGGCATTGTGCCGCATCGGCGCGCGGTCTCGTTTCCCTCGCAGTCTCCGTCCCGGTTCAACCGGGCGCGCGCCGCGACGGCAGCGGGGCGCTCCGACCGACCCCAACGCCTGGCACGGTCCTGGCGACAAGGCCGCGCCGGTGGGGCCCTGTAGCGCCTCCCCTGCGGCGCGGCCGTTACTATAGCACCCGCGGGGAGGCCACGGCTACTCGCCCCCGTGCTGCCCGGCCACAATCCGGTGGCTCACAGCCCGGTCGGAGCGCCACGCCAGGGTGCCGCGCGGTACGCTCGTAGCACGGCCCCTAGCGGCACGGGGGCACAGCGAAGGTCACGAGCTGTCGCTGATTGCAGAGGGAACATGGCTGCCTCACGGCCGAGGGGAGCCGCATCCCTTAACGTCGCTCGCCGAAGCTGGCCGGCTGCAGCCACGCGCGAGACAGAACGCCCTCAGCTCCCCCTCGGGAGCGCCGCGCGGCCCCTGGCCGTCGAGGAGGTGGCGACGGCGCCGGGGCGCGCTCGGCACGGCCTGCTCCCTCGCACTCGGCCCCCTGCTGGCCCCGCGCCGCAGTCAGCCGCCCCCTCGCCCCAGCCCCGCCGCGGCGCCGCTCTCAGCCGCTGCGCGCGACCGTCCGCGCGCTCGCGTACAGGCCGCTGGCGGCCAGCCCCCACACCAGCCCCCGCAGCAGCGCCCGCGTGAGCTCGCTGGCCCCGCTCAGCGCCAGCCCCACGCTCAGCGCCAGCCCGATGGCGAGCGCCACCGCCGGCGCCCACGCCGTGGGCAGCCCGGCGCGCTTGGCCACCTCCACCAGCCCCACCACGACCGGGATGATGGCGATACCAGCTACCTCTTCCATGCCTGTCTCCTTCCTCCACGCTTGCTTTGGGCTAGGCCTCCACGAGGCGGACGCGGGCGCGGGTCTGCCAGCCGTCGCGGGGCGGCAGCGGGGCGACGTGCTCCTCCACCTCTGCCACCCACACGCGGTATGCCGCGCCATCCAGGTCCACGTACGGCACCGGCGCCGCTGCCGCCCGGGCGGCCCACAGCGCGGCGCTCAGCTGCGCCCCCGCCAGCGGCTCCGGGGTGCCATCGAGCCGCCGCAGCGGGGCGCGCGGGGTGCCCTCGAGCAGCACTTCCAGCTCCCACGCGCGGCGCACGCCGGGCCGGAGCGCGTATTCGGCCAGCAGCGCGGTGACGGTGGGGCTGCTGGTGCCGCCGCCGGCGAGCGTGAGCTGGAGCTCGAGGGTGCGGCTGGTGGTGCCGTCGGGGAGGGTGCCGCTGGTCTCGGTGCTGCCGGCGGTGCTGTTGGTGACGAGCGGGGTGAAGCTGCCGGTCTGGTCGAGGCGGTAGGCGAGGGCGACGCTCTCGCCGGCGGCGAGGGGGAGGTGGGCGGCGCGCAGCCGGCGCCAGGCCTTGGGGAGGGCGGGGAGGCCGGCATCGAGGGGGAGGGTGGTGAGGGTGCCGCTGGGGTTGAGGGCGCCGCCGAGGCGGTACACCCGGGCGCCGGTGCCGCTCGCGAGCTCCTCGCCGAGGTAGAGGGTGCCGGCGAGGGCGCCGAGGGCGTGGACGCCGCGGCCGGCGGGGGCGAGGCCCTGGGGGCGGAGGTCGTGCCAGTCGGCGCCGGTGCGGCTGGCGGCGAGGGTGCGGACGGGGGCGCCGCCGGCCCACTCGAGGCCGGCGTAGAGGCGGCCGGCGAAGGGGAGGAGCGCGCGCACCCGGCTGCCGCTGGGGGTGTGGCCGGCGAGAACCTCGGTGAGGGCGCGGCCGTCGAAGCGCCAGAGGCGGTTATCGCGGCCGCTGGCGAGGTAGTAGGCGCCGGCGAAGGGGGCGCCAGCTTGGATCCAGTTCTCGCTGAGGCGCAGCACCTCGCTCCAACGGCTGCCGTCGTAGCGGTAGAGCAGCCCGTGGCCGCCGGCGTCGGCGACGGCGACGAACAGCGCGCCGTCGAAGACGAAGAGGTAGGTGGGCTCGGCGTAGTCGAGGGTGAGCAGCAGGGAGCTGGTAGCGCCGTCGGTGGTGACGTGGAGCTGGGCGCCGGCCTCGAGCTTGACGCCGAGGTAGAGGGCGGGGGTGGTGCCGCTGGGGGTGTAGACAGCGAGGGCGGGGACGCCCTGGCCGCCGGCGAAGGTGAAGGGGGTGGTGAAGGTGCCGCTGCCAGCGTCCCAGCGGTGGACGGCGCCGGTGGTGCCGGCGCCGACCCAGACGGCGTTGCGGAAGACGGCGAGCCCACCGACGGCCGCCTCGGCGCGGGTGAAGGCGGCGGGGGGGAGGGCTTCGGTTTCGGCGCGGTAGAGGGTGAGGGTGCCGCCCTGGGCGGTGGCCCAGAAGAGGGCGCCGCGGTAGGGGAGGAAGCCGTGGATGCGGGGAGCGGCGGGGGTGGGGTCCCAGGCGGGAATGGGGACGGCCTGGGGAGCGAGGCGGAGGGCGGCGGGGGTGAGGGTGTCGAGGGCCTGGGCGCGGGCGAAGCGGGCGGGTGGGGCGGGGTCGGCGGGAGCGGGAGTGGGGGCGTGGCCCTCGGCCCAGGTGGTCTGGGCCCAGGTGCTGATGTCGCGGAGGTCGGCGTAGGAGAGGGGGCCCGTGGCGCGGCGGGCGACGAAGGCGTCGCCGGCGGTCTTGCGGTACCGGCGGAGGTCGACCAGATACCCTTGGCCATTGAGGGTGATGTGGTACTGTGGCATGGGGCCTCCTGGGGTGCTAAGGGCGCGCGCGGGCGCAGCAGGGGGCCCGCGCGCGCTGAGGGCGGGATGGGTTCGCACCTTGCCGGCGCTGCGCCATCCCGCCCTGCACGCCTCGCCGGCCACCGCCCCGCTAGCTCGCCCGCGGCGGCGTCGCCCGCCCGCTCCAGGGGCCCAGCCGCAGCCCCACCCCCCCGAAGCTCGGGCTCGTCCCCCCCACCGTCGCCACCGCCCGCACCCACGGCCGCCCCGGCCGCACCCGGAACTCCCGACTCTGCTCCGCCCCCGTCGCCGTCACCTGCCCGAAGGCGATCCCCATGTCGGCGTACGTCGTCCCGTCCGCCGAGTCCTGCAGCCGCACATCCAGCGTCGGGCTCGTCCCGCTCACCGCCCCCGCCACGCTCAGCTGCGCCCGCACCTCGGCTCCCTCCCCCAGCTTCACCCCCGCGCTCGTCGCGTTCGCCGTCAGCGTCGCGTTGTCCCACAGCGTCGTCAGCACATCCCACGGCCCCGGCATCTCGCACCTCCTAGTTCGCCGTCAGCCCGCGCAGCCGCGCGCACGCGTTGTCCCGGAACAGCGCCAGCCCCACGTACCACCGCAGCCGCGTCCGCACCGCGTCCTTCGTCTCCAGCTGCCCCACCTCCACCACCTCGATCCCGCCGTTCTGCAGCCCGCACAGCCCCTCGCCCCACCCGAACCGCAGGGCATAGATGCTGCTCAGGTTGCTCCCGCTCCCCAGCGTCTCGTCATCCGGCACGTAGTCCGACACCGCCACCGGAATCCCGTCGTACGCCAGCACCCCTGCCCCGAACTCGCCCAGCCGCACGCTCTCCACGTAGTGCGTCGAGCTCACCAGCAAGCTCTTCAGCTTCCGCCGCGTCCGCCGGCTCATCAGCAGCAGGTGCGGCTTCCCGCCCCGCACCATGTCGATCAGCTGGTCCAGCAGCGCCAGCGTCAGGCTCGCCCCGTTCGCCCCCGCGTCCAGCGTCTGGCTCGCCGGGATCAGCTTCCGCAGCCCGTCGAAGCTGTGCGGGTCCACGGCCGCGTCCCCGGTGATGAACGCCCGCTCGAACGCCCGCTGCACCGCCTTCGCCTTCAGCGCCAGCTGCGTCGCCCGCTGGTCCACCACATCGCTCATCGTCCGGGCCAGGAAGTTATCCACATCCACATCCCCGCCCAGGATCGCCAGCGTCGCCGTCCGCGTCCCCAGCTCCGCCGTCCCTTCCGTCCACGGCGCGTTCACCGCGTAGAAGCTGGCCGTGCCCGGCGCGACCTCGTAGGTGTACTTGAGCGAGTTCCCCTGGATCGTCTCGAACGGCAGCAGCTGCAGAATCGGCGACTCCTCGATGACCGTCTCGATCACGCCCTGAAAGAGGAGATCGCGGCTCAGCCGCGCCGCATCCAACAGCGTCAGCGCCATCCGTCCCTCCCGTTACTCGTCCCGGAGCCGCCGCAGCGTGCGCGCCAGCGCGAACCTGGGCCCCAACCCAGGCTCGCCTTGCCGCGCGAGCCGCGGGTTCCCCGTCCGCTCCGCGTGCCGCGCCAGCCGCGCCAGATCCCCGGCCGACAGCGGCGCGTCCCCGGGGATAAGCCCCAGCCGCCGGGCCGTCTGCCGCAGCGCCCCCGGCTGCTGAAGCGCCCCCTGGCTCCAGTGCGTCTTGGCCATCGCGCCCTCCTACGCCCGCGCCCGCAGCGCCGCGGCGATCTTCCCCAGCGCCGTCGCCGGCGCCGGTTCCGGCGCCGGGCCCGCCCCCGGCGGCACCCGCGCCAGCGCCTCCTGCCGCACCGCCTGCGCCACCGCCTCCCACGCCGCCTGCGCCCGTGCCACGCTCGCCTCCAGCTCCTCCAGCGTCGCGCCCTGCACCAGCTCCTCGATCACCCGGCCGCGGTGCTCCGCCAAGAGCGCCCGCCGGTGCGCCGCCAGCGCCTGCTGCTGCAGCTGCGCGTGCTCGGCCCGCAGCTGCTCCAGCGCCCGCGTGAGCCGCGCCACCTCCTGCCGCAGCGGCCCCAGCTCCTGCTCCCGCGCCGCCGCCAGCTGCGCCAGCGCCACCTCCGCCGGCAGCCCGGCCCCGGCGCGGCGGGGCTCCCGCCCGCCCGCGCCCCCGGGGGCCTCGGGGAGTGCAGCGCTGTCGCGCACCGCGCTCCCGTGGTCGGTCGTTCGCGCCTCGTGTTCCTGGGCCATGCTCTGCTCCTCCTGTGCTCGACTCGGTTGCTCGCTCGCCGGGTCGTTGCCAGCCACCTGCTAGTCCTCGCGCACTACGAGCTGCCGCGGGGGCGTGCGCCCCTGTCCCCGCGCCCGGAGCGCCTCGCGGTAGCGGGTCTCGTACCAGCCGGCCAGGGTGAGGGCCTCGGCGCCGCGCGTGCGCTCGAACGCCTGCCGCTTCCCCTCCTGCGTGCTGATCCACACCAGCGCCCGCGCGCACACATACAGCACCAGCAGCTCCTCCTCGCCCACCGCCACCGGCAGGGGGTCCCCGTCGGCCAGCGGCGCCGCCCGCCGCGCCCAGTAGCGGAGCCGGATCGGCTCCCCGGTCTGCTCCGGCGCCGGGGCGAGCACCAGCTGCCCGCCCCAGACGTCGTAGGTGCCCGCCGCCCCGGCGCCCCCCCGGGCCCGCACCCGCTCCACCCCGGCCGGGTGCTCCACCCGCACCACTGCCAGCACGTCCCCCGGCAGCGCGTACCGCGCCTCCCCCGCCACGCTCGCCAGCTCCGCCGCCGCCTCCCGCGGCACCGCCCGCCCGTACTCTCCCAGCGCCTCCGCCAGCCACCCGTCCAGCAGCCCATCGCTCCACAGGTACGCTGCCGGCTGCTCATCCCCCAGTTCCGCCCGCACCCGTGCCCGCCACGCCCCCCGCGTCACCCCCGTTGCCCACGCCGGCGCCAGCACCACCGCCATCGCTACGCCCCCAGCCGGATGAGCCACCAGCGGGACTCGTCCGCATACGCGCCCGTGCTCGCCCGGTTCACCGCCGTCGCCGCGTTCGCCCACACCTCGCTCCCGAGCGTGTCCCCCGGCGCCAGCCGCACCACACTCGGCACCGTCACCCGCATCAGCGTGCCCGCCGTCTGGAGCGGCTTCCCGTCGATGGCCAGCTGGCCCCCGTTCAGCACGACCCGCGCGTGCGCCTCGCCCGTCCCCGCCGGCTGGAACGCCACCAGCAGGATGCACAGGTACAGCCCGCCGTAGCCCGCGGGCACCACCAGCGCCGCGCTCCCGGGCGCGTGGAAGTTCGCGGGGTCCTCGTCCTCCAGGTCCCAGGCGAGCGCATTCCAGCCGCCCGAGAATGGGAAGTCCGTCGAGCGCCGCAGCCGCACCACCGGCGGCGCCGCCAGCTTCGGGAAGGTCACCGCCGCGTCGGCGAGCTTGGCGGTCGTCACCGCCGCGTCGGCGAGCTGGCTGGTGCCCACCGCCCCCAGCGCCAGCTTCGGGGTGGTCACCGCCCCGTCCGCCAGCTCCGCCGCCCCCACCGCGCCCAGGGCCAGCTTCACCCCCGCCACTGTCCGGTCCACCAGCCCCGCCCCGTCCAGCGCCGTCGCCACCCGCGCCTGCACCGCCACCCGCTGCGCCGCGTACCCCGCCGCCTGCACGGCCAGGTCCACCGCCTGCTCCGCCGCCAGCCAGAACTCGAAGTACCCGTACCGGTTCGTCACTAGCGGCTGCGCCAGCTCCGCCGCGCTCGTCCCGTCCGCGTACAGCGGCGCCACCGGCTGCTCCGTCCCCGGCACCAGCACCCGCACCTGTGCCCCCGCCACCGGCGTCCCCCACGGGTCCAGCACCACGTCCCGATACACCGCCCGCGCCATCGCCGCTCCTTGCCGGGTTGCCCCGCCTTCCATTTCCCGAGGACGCTTCGCCCGCAGCGAGCGTCCGGCGGGCCGGGCTGCTGGGGGCCTTTCTGCTGGCCTTTGCGCTCGTCTACGCGCTCCAGCCGCTGCGCAATGCGCTGGTCACCGGGGTTCTCGATATCGGGGGGATGGCGACCTATATGGTCACCAGGTTCGAGCGGCGTTCCGGCGCCGAGAGCTCTGGGCCGGGGGCCGAGGGCCGTGGGCTGGATCTGGGCGCCATCGGGCAGTATGATGGCGCGCGTGCGCTCTATATGCTGGGCATCCCACAGTTCCTGCAGCCGACGTTTCGTGCGCGGCCGCATTGGTGGCTCATGTGGGGCCTGTTTGCGGTAGCGGTCGGCGCGATGGTGGTGCGGCGGCGTGTCGCGTTCCCCGACCTCGTGATCCTGATCGTCATTGTGCTCTATCTGGGCCCCTTACTGCTGGTGGCACATATCCACAACTACGGCTATCGCATGCTCGCGCCCGCGGTGCCGTTCGTCTTGCTGTTCAGCTTCAAGGGGCTGGAGGTGCTGCTCCAGCGCCACCGCCACGCCCAGCCACAGCGCGCGCCCGCGGGAGCCTGAAGGCCCGATGCCCCCTCGGGCGCGTCTTTCCCACGGGCGTCGAGGGGGCGTGGCTGCCTCCTGGCTGAAGGGAGCCGTATCCCTTGACATCGCTCGCTGAATCTGGCAGGCTGAAGGCACGCGCGAGGCGGTAGGGGCAGGACTATCCCGATC